TTTTTTATTTTTAAACTGTACCAGCCTGTATTCCTGCGTATCCCTTATTACACTGGCGGTAGGTATCGGCATTACCGTTACGATTAGTAGAATCATTAACATGTATTCTAACTGCTCGAACTCCTCCATCATACTTAACTATAACTATCTGCTTAAACTGTTCTGTTATCCTTATATCAGATGCCCCAACACCATTTATCACGCCATTAGTTTGGTGGTGTGAAGGTAAACCCTCAAAACGCACCATATAAATACAAGATTTAAGACGTGGATCAAAAGTATTATAAGCCACTTCATCCCTGTGTTTAATATTCTTCTGAACATCAATAAAACTCCAGCTTTGTCCAGGTCCTAATACTTTACTACGTGTTTTAGCAATTCTATATGAACTAAGAAATGCTGGCACCATAGAAGGATATAATAACCTGTTTTCTATAGTCATAGTCGTAGCATTGGTTACACTATCTGCGATACCATCAGTGAATTTAGAAATTGCTCCACTTTCTAGACCAATTTTTGGATAACAGGCATACACTGTGACTTTACATTTTACAAAATTATTATTTACGTATTTGAAACAATTACTTACAGATTCGATATTGAAATCTTTTTGATCGTTACCTGTGGTACCGAAATTTCCGCTTATAAAATTTCCGGTTACAGGATCCCATGTTTCTAACCGACCTAATACTGCCTGAATTGTGCCCCTATTATTCTGGTTAGTTTCTTGATAAGTAGCATAACCCTGTATACCCTGGTACACAGTCATTCTTTCATACTTATCTATATGGGTGACTTCATTTTCTAAGTCTCTTCTCTCCAACTTCTTTACCCGACTTTCCAACTTCCGGCAAACTACAGTTTTCGTACTTCTCTTTCTCTTTCGACTCTTACCTGTTTTCTTTACCATTGTTTTCACAACTTTATTGGCAAGCTTTAAGTTTTGTTTAGTTAATAACTTACCAGCTAGTCTACCTGCTCCACTAGCTATACTAGCTAAAGCTAAATTCTCACCTGCAGTAGGATTCTTCATCACTTTTCTCGCATATTGATATAACGCCATTTTATTCTTTTTTTATATGACGCGTACGTCCCATCTGTCTTCACTTAACTTTGACCGATCCGGATCAAAATTCGCGAACACAACGACGTGCGGAATGTTAAACTTGACAGTTTTACTTTCATATTTTGTTGAATAAAATTGTCCATTCTTAAAATTCTCCATCACATCATACTGCACTATTTCTTGCTTCATTCTTGCCAAGTCGAAGAAAACGACTTTTTCATAATTGTATCCATAAAAAATATCAGAAGCCTTTCCTCCGGTTACATAATAACTTGAATTATCCATATAGTGAGTGCAAAAATAAGACTTCCCGCTATTCCCAACATAATCAACATACCATACCACTTTTCTGGGGTCGGGAACTCCTCGAAGGTACTCAACGAGTTCTCGTTGCCATCCATCACGTGGGTTTAAATTTTCACGTATGACCTTCTCCTCCTCCAGAGCCCTTGTGTAATCGTGTATGAATCTAGGGTAACGAGCGCATTGACCTGTACATTCGTCCATCAACGCTAACCCTCTTTTACCCTCACGAATTTTCTCCTTCAAAATTTCAAGATCATTTCTCGCTATTTATTAACTCCAGCGATAAAATTTACCACCTTTGGTGACAATTTGCCCCTTTTCCTTATAATTTCCTTCCTTCTTACCTGTTCGGTTATATCATCACAAATTATTATACAGTAGGCGGCTGCAGTTAACGGATGTCCTCTGGACACCTCTAAATGTGCAGTAGATCCAATAAAATTTTTCACTTGATTCATTCTCAATTTTTTCTTAAGTTGTACATATCCTTGCAGATGAGGTGTTCCACTCATTCCTACTTCTTTTCCATATATGAGATAATTAAAATGTCCATGCTGAAACATTGTATCCAATTTTTCTTCATCCACATCTCTCCAGTTATTGATTGTAAACACCCAATTCTTCGACATTTTTAATTTTTTCTTTTTTTGTTTTCTCCGAAAACTCCGAACATTTTTAATGTTCCATGTGCCAAGGTTAGGGTAATACTACGGCGAGCCTCTCCCTAACCTTGGAACATCTTACGCTCGCTCACGCGAACGCGCCTCTTAACATAGGAATGTTCTCTTGCTTTTTTTTCTCTCTTGTCCTTATGGCGGACTGCACAACAATGGGCTAGCCCCTTGTAACCCCACCGCGGGGCCCCATCCACCCCTCCGGTTTTGCTCTTGCTTTGACACGCTCAAGTGTTGATATCAAAGATATCATCTTTTTTTTTATTTTTAAACTGTACCAGCCTGTATTCCTGCGTATCCCTTATTACACTGGCGGTAGGTATCGGCATTACCGTTACGATTAGTAGAATCATTAACATGTATTCTAACTGCTCGAACTCCTCC